CTTATTCTTCAGGTGGTTGTAGTAAAACAATTTTATTCATGTGGTCGGTAAACACCGATAATGCATGGCACTCTGCAACAGACGTAAATAGTACATATACGAGTGGTGTTAATATGGTAAATGAAACCGCATATAGTCATCAATCAAAATGGGATTTAGCAAATGCTAGAGACCAACCTGGTACTATATTTCAAGAAACATTATTTGCGTGGATTTTTGGTGGTTCGGTTGCTGCGGTTGAGAAATTTAATTTCACAAATGAAACGATGTATGCAAACTACTATCCAAACGCCGCACCATACATCACCATGACCTCATCTATTACAAGTTCATTAGGTGCGTCAGCATTTTCTGATGAAATGTATGGTTACGGTTACGGTTCCGAAAGTGGAATGAAATTAATGTTTGCAACAGATACGATTCAAGTTAAACAACAATGGGGTGCTTCAGGGCAACAAAAAGGAATTAGTTCTAAAGTAGGTAAAGGTTATGCTGGAAATGAGGGAACATACAATGGTGGATATAATTTAAGGAGATGGGATTATGCAACTGAATCTAATATAGGTACCGTTGCAAAACCTTACCCAAACTGTGGGGAAGAAAACTTTAGTATGGGTCAAGATTGGCAATATATGATTGGTAATTATGACGGAGTACAAAATAATGAAAGTTGGAAATTTTATTACGCAACGGATACGGGTTCATCGAACGTTACGGGTTTAAAACCAACAACACATGCTGGAATGTCGTCAGGACACTGCGGATGGAGAGCTTAAAATATTTATAAATTATGATATACGAAAATATGGAGGTTAGTGGTTCATTGAGAGCGGCGAACATCATTGCACCACCAAGAAATTCAAGAGCTAATAGACCAACAAGTCCCGCTTCAGGTTCTTTGTTTTTAGAAACATCAACTAGTGGTAGTTTTCTAATGGTTTATACTGCAGTATCGAATAATAACGATGGATGGGAACAAATTTCTTCCCAAGTTGCGGCAAACACCGCATTCAAATATAGAACAATTATTTCATATGCATATCTAGCTGGTGGATATAAGGATTCGTCTCCTTGGAAAAACGTTCATAAAACAATTGCATCAACTGACCAAACATCACATTTAGGTCAATTATTAGACTACCCCGCAAACTATACAAAGGGTGCGTGTAGTAAGACAATATTTTGGGTGTTTTCGGTTAATACTGATAGTGCACACCATGGACCAACAACCGTATCTGACACATATAATAGTGCAATTAATATGTCAAACGATACCAACTACGCTCACCAATCAAAATGGGATTTACGTTCTGCGAGGTCGGATATGGCGGTTATGTGGAAAGAAACTGAATTTGCATATGTTGTGGCGGGTGGTACAACATCGGTTGATAAACTTAACATGTCTAATGAAACAATTGCAACAGGTTTTAATCTAACTAGTTTCGATTCAAGTGAAGGCGCATCGGCATTTTCTGATGAGAATTATTCATATGCATATAATTCAGGTAATGGTGTAAAATTTTCATTTGCAACTGAAACATTCACTAACGGTTCTGTTTGGGGAGCACATGGACAACAAAAAGGAATTAGTTCTAAAGTAGGTAAAGGTTATGCAGGCAATGAAGGTTCATATAATGGGGGTTATAACTTAAGAAGGTGGACAACATCAAATGATACAAATATAGGTACCGTTGCAAAACCAGACACAAATACCGGTGAAGAAAATTTCACAATGGGTCAAGATTGGCAATATATGTTGGGTAACTACAACGGTGCACAAAACAATAATAGTTGGAAATTCTATTATGCAACTGATAGTGGTTCTGCCAGTGTTTCGGGATTAAATCCTGGTGTTAATGGTGGTACATCTTCGGGTGCGAATGCATGGAGAGGATAAAAAAACACATTATATTTGATTTTTTGGAATTTTTTAGGTATATTAATGAAAATGTTAAATTAATTTATGAAAGGACAATTTGATTATCAAAACCCAACAGGTGTTTTAAATGATTATGAAAAAAAGATATTAGAATTTGCGGAAAATTTAAGTTTTTCGTTACCAAAATTCAAAGCTGAGAATTTCGTGGGAGGTGCACAAATAACACCATACGCAAAATTAAAACAATGGTTAATAGAATTAAGAACCAGAGAAGATGCTGCAGAACACATGGAATATCTAAAACGAAAAAAAGAAATTGAAATAGAATTAGAAAAACAAAAAATCGAATTCATTGTTGAACCCTTAAAAAAGGAATTGGTTGAATTATCTATAAAAGATATGAACATCGATTTAAGAAAATATCAAAGAAATCTTAAAGATGCATATCGTGAAAGACAAGTGTTCATCAATCTAATCACAGAATTTTTGGAAAGTGATGAAAGTAAATTACCTGATGGTACATCTTTACTTGAGGTATTTAATAAACCAGAAATTGAAGAGAAATATGAAAGAGATTATTGGAGTATCCGTATGGCAAAACAGGCGATGCTTGACATGATTTCATATGGTAGAGTTGGTACTGGTAACTTGGATTCAATTCTAATGATGTCCCCTGAACAACAACAAGAAGTCATGGCATTAGCATCATCATATACTGTAGCAATTGATAGAAATATCAACGAATTAATGGGTATGGCGGCAACAAATCAAAATTTAGTTGGTGATGATTTGAAAAACCAATTAAAAATAGGTAATAATAAATCAAAAGAAGAAAAATTATTATAATGAAATATATCCTTTTTAAACCAGGTGTTGAAATACCAGGATATGCAATAAGAATGTCTAGTTACATGAATTATTATATTGCAAGAATTCCTGATGAATACGATGACCAAAGAGTCGAATTAAAAAACATGAAGGCAATTGTTATTCCGTCGGAATTTTCTAGAGGTTATTTATTTGCGGACATATATAAAGATTACATTTCAGTAAGAACCACATCACATATTATGGATGAGTTTCCCGATTTGGCAACATCTAGTGAAACAGATACAGAAAAAGTTAGACATTATCTAACCGATGAAGATAGAGAAATGGCGGTTAAATTTAATAAGTTCGTTATGTTAAAAGTTATATCGGATAGGTTTTCAGAAAAAATGAAAAATCTACATGTGGAAGCGTCTGATTTAGAATTGGCAACATGGGAAGAACAAAAAAGAGAGGCATTATTATACCAATCAGATAACAATGCCTCAACACCTATGTTAGATATTTTATCCATAGGTAGAAACATAGAAAAATCTGTTTTGGTCGATAAGATTTTAACAAATGTGGAATCATATAAATCAAAATTGGCGAATCTTTTAGTTGAACAACAATTATTAGAATCAAGAGTTAAGGAATGTCAAACTATTGCAGATTGTCATCGTTTAAGACATGAAAAATTTGGTATGAGTATGAGTTGGCAACAACAACAAGATGAAAACATACCTGAATCACCTCTAACATTGACAATGGATTTTTAATGATAGAAAATTATTTAGAGAATTATCAAACGGATATTCTCATTACAGATTTCATTAATAGTGAAACTTCAAATTCCCTTTCTAAAAAAATATTAGAAAGGGAATCTTATATTAAGGGATTAGATGATGGAAGCAAGTTACAATTAAAAATTGTTAATGACGGTAATATAACAAGATTTCATTCATATTATAATTTAATTGATTTTGGATTTGAAGAAACTGATGTTTTATTAAATAAAATAAAACAAATGGTTTTTAATTTGTTTGGTTGGGAACAATTCAACATTAAAATGTGGGCAAACATTTTTAGGGAAAATGATTATCTTGGTTTACATAATCACATGGATAAAATTAGTCTACGAAAATTTCCGTATGCAATTAGTGGACATTGTTTTTTATACTCTTCAGAACCAACCAGTACAAGATATTTGTTTAAGAACAAAAAAAATGGTATATTTGATAGTAGTATACGAGTTGTCGATATACCAAACCAAGTAGGTGAAATATTATTGTTTTCATCATATGTTGAACATGAATTCATACAATGGAAAGGTGACTTAAGAGTTGGGATTGCATTTGATATTAATAATGAACCTGATGCGGACCAACAATGGTTAAAAAATAGACAATTTCGTTACATTTAATTAATTTAAGATGAATTTTGTTATCAACGGAACATGTGCCAAAGGGTGTTCATTTTGTTTTACTAAAGAAGATGCTCGTACTAAACACACTTTAGGTGAGATGTCTATTGAAATGGTTGATAAATTAATTGACCATTACAAATTATTAAATTCACCAGAAGAAATAACAATTTTGGGAGGTGAACCAACACAACATTCAAATTTTATAGGTGTTGTCGATAATATTATTTCTAAAGGTTTGAAAATAAATCTTGTAAGTAATTTTTTATTTGGACAGAAAACTTTAGATTATATTATTAAAAATATTAATCATATCAGATGGGTCTTTCCAAATGTATCTGAATTAAACGAAAAAAATAGAATACATCTTTTTAAAAAGAACTACCAAGAAATTTACAAAGCTTATTTAAATACATGGGGGTTTGATGAACACCCAAGATTGTATTTGGCATTAACGATTTCAACGGATTGGAAAGACAGAGATTTATACAATTATATCAAATGGTTATATCATGAATTAGATGGTATGATAAACGCTATTAGGGTGGGTTTAGATTTAACAGGAACTTATTTAATTAACAATAAAGAGATTGGAAATGAACTTGTTAAAATATTGAAATTTGGACAATACAATAATATTAAAATCACATCTGATTGTATGGTTCCCCCATGTTTATTTGAGGGGAAAACCAAAGATGCGGTTTTAGAAAATTCAATGGGGTTTGCAACATTCAAACTACCTGAATATGATACAGTTTGTGGATTTATGCCGTTAGATGTTTTTCCAGACGGAAGTTCAATTCATTGTTATCCTTTAGAGGATAAGGTAAAAATACCAAGTGTTTTGGAAATCTCGGGAAAAAATAATATATTAGCATTAAGAGACGAGTTCGATAAATTATATATTAATAATCATAAAACTTACACATTACCAACAGATTGTTTAGAATGTCATTTCTATTCAACTCATTGTAACGGTATTTGTGGAGGTTGTTTAGAAGGAAATTAAATGAAAAAGATTTTTTCAATACCACTTAACCCAATGTTACCTGAAGATGGTTTCATAAACAATTTTGCACCATTTTTATCAACGTATAAAGATTGGATTTACGATGTATACTTCACATGTAGAATACCTCCATTCAATCAAGATGCCATGGGTTCTGTTTTCCCAAACGAATATAAAGATGCTGTTATTGATAATGCAATGCAAATTCAAGATGTTCTTGGTATAAAAGTAAGTGCAACATTTAATAATGTTAACGTATCCCCAAAATATGATAACTATAAATTGTTTATCGAGAATTTAAAACCATTATATGAAAGAGGATTAAGAAGTATAACATTAGCACATGCACATTGGGTTGCGATGGGCATTAAAAAACACTTCCCCGATATGGAAGTTAAAAACACTATTCTTCGAAAAGTTGCAACCGCACAAGATTTTTGGTATAGTGCGGAACAAGGATTTGACTACATCAATGTAGATAGAATATTAATGAGAGATATTGAAGAACTAAAAAATATTCAAAGAGCACAATTACAATTCCAACAAAAACACGGTCGTTATGTTAAAATAGCGTTGTTAACTAATGAAGGATGTTTAGGTAGATGTCCCATGATGGATGAACATTATTCATATAACAATTTAAAAACTGATAATGATTTACCATACTTCAGACACGAGATTTCAAAAGTAACTTGTGAGTATAAATGGGAAAAAGAAATAAATGCATTCTTTTTTAAAGCTGCAACAATCCCACCATTTAAAAAAGAATTTGATGAGTATCTTGAATATGTTGATATTTTCAAAATGCATGGTAGAGATAGTTTCAATAGACTTGATGAGACTATGGAAATTATCGCCAATTATGCAAACGGTAATGAAATACTTTCAAACACATCTGAAGCTTATTTAGACGGTGTACCGAGTAATGAGTTAGATGGTTGGAGAAATAAAATAAAGAAATGTAAATTCCAATGTTGGGATTGTAATTACTGTGATGTTGTTGCGGAACATAAAAAATCAAAATTATAATGGATTTAATTAAACACATTGAAGATTCTTTACATTGGGCAGAATTAGAAGTATCAAAATTAACACAAGAAGTTATTGATATTCACGGAATTACATCCAATAAGATAAGATGTTTTATTAATAATATCTGTAGTTTAGAAAACTCAACCTATTTGGAAATTGGTGTTTTTAGAGGAGCTACATTCTGTTCTGCGATATATGGTAATGATATAAAAGCCATTGGTATTGATAATTGGAGTTCTCCTTATCTTATGCCGAGCGGAACTAGTCAGAAAATGGATTGGTATTATAAACTTAAAACATCCGACCCAAAAGAAGATTTTTTAAATAATGTTAAAAAATTTGGTAAGGTTGAAGATATTGATGTTTACTTAGCTAGTTACCTTTCATTTGACTTTGGCAAACTACCTCCGGTTAATATTGTTTTTTATGACGGAGAAACAAAATATTCGGATACATATAACACATTAAAAAGCATTATTCCGATTATGAAGGATGAAACCATATTGATTATTGATGATTGGAATTGGCAAAAAGATGTTGTCCAACAAGTGACCGATGATTTAAACATCAATATATTAT